AGGCACGGCCCGGCTCGTGACATCCGCCGACACGGGCTTTGTGAAGGCGAGCGACCCGGTGTCCGGTGCGCCGTTGCCAACGCCGATGTACCCGGTTCACGTCCAGGGTTCCACGAGCATGCGGGCGACGATCGAACTTGCGATCGGGTACCTCAAACTGGCCGTTGGTGACAACGTCCGCGCCAAGATGGGGCGCGACCCCATCCTCGAGGAACTCATGGCACTCGCGAACAACATGGCTGCGTCGGAGTTCGCCGCGCTTCGTGCGTGGGAGGCGTGATGGACGCTCCGAAGCTCACCCGCAAGCAAGAGAAGTTCGTCAACCGCCGGCTTCCCGAGCTCGTGAAGGCGGTTCGCAAGGACGGCCTCCGGAACGGCGACGTTGCCGCTTGTTTCGAGTTTCGGGCCGGCGACATGCCACGGGGCGACGTTCTCTACCTCAAGGACCTGAACGACCTCGATGGCAAGTTCGCGGGGTTGGGCGATCGGATTCGAGGTTTGAGCGATCCGCGTCTCGCCGTCGTCGTCCACCGGGCCGACGAGGATCGGATTGACGTGTTCTTTCACGACGAGGTGAACTGATGGCTGGTCTCAGCTGGTGGGTGAAGATCACGGACTTCGGATCGGGACCGGCGCGGAAGATATCTTCCAGTGTCGACAAGATGACGAGCTCGCTCGTCAAGGCGGACAAGGCAGCGAAGGTGTTGGGCGGAGCACAGTCGAGCTCGCTTCGCGCCATGAACCGAACGCCGATTGCCTACCAGTCCAGCGCGCGGTCCGTGAGCGCGTTTGGGCGCGCCCTGGCCCTCGTTGGACGCGTCGGTGGGCCCGGCGCCGTCGATGCAACCATGAGCATGGCTCAAGGCCTGGTGACCGTCGACAACGCCCTGGGCAAGGTTGGGACTTCGCTTGGGGGTGTTGCCAAAGCTGGTGCGTTCGGGTTCGTGGGCGCGATTGCCGCCGTGGGCGCTGCCATTGCCGCCGTGACGGCCGGGCTGGTCTACTTCGGAATCAAGGCTACGTCGGCATTCGCGAAGGCCGCGGTGGAGGCGTACAGCTTCCGTGAGCGGACCCTGGTGGGAATGGAGGTGATGCTCAAGTCTGGACCGGCGGCCGCGGAGCTGTACGGCAAGGCCCTGAAGTTCGCCTACAAGTCCCCCCTCGACACCATGGAGACGGTCGCGGGGTTCCAGAAGCTACTCGCCCGCGGGTTCAAGACCAACGATCTCGAGCGGGTCATGACTGCCGTGTCCGACATGACGGTGGTGACAGGCGGGAGCTCGGCAAATGCCGAGCTCATCATCCAGGCCATCGGACAGATGAACAGTAAGTCCAAGATGAGCATGGAGGAGCTCAACCAACAGCTCGCAGATCAGAACCTACCGGTCGCCAAGGTGATGGAGACACTTGCCAAGATGAAGGGCATAACGGGCCCGAAAGCCGCTGAAAAGGCGGAGGAGGCCGTGAAGGCCGGCAAGATCAGCGGCAAGGAAGGCGTCGAGGCCGTGCTCAAGACCATCGAGGCCGAGTTCGGAGGGGCGAGCGCGAAGCTTATGCCGACGCTGCAAGGCTTGTGGAACCAGCTCGCCGGGACATCTGCGCTCTTCTGGAACAAGGCCTTTGAAGACACCGGTGGCGGCATGTCCAAGTTCATGGACAAGCTCAAGTCCGGCATGAAGGCCTTTGCCGGTGTGTTCGCGACCGAGAACGGCGACCTCACCGCGACCGGCGATCGGGTAGTGGCCATCGTCAACCGCATCGGCAAGGCGTGGACGGACCTCATCGGGAACATGGACCAGAAGTCCATGGGGGACTCGATCAACAAGGCCCTGACCATCGTCGAGCGCGTCCTCCCCCTCATCGAGAGCTTTGGTGCTGGCTTCAAGAAAGGTCTGCTCGCGGGCCTGGGGCCCGTCCTCAAGGCTTTCGACGGCATCGATGGGAAGAAGGCCACCGACATTGAAAAGACCGCCAAGGCGTTCGGGATGTTGGGGGAAGCGCTCGGGTGGGTCGCCGGGTCGACCGGTACCGCGACCATGTACCTTGCTCAGCTGCTCGGGTGGGTGGGTCAACTGGGCGCGTGGGTGGGTGGATTGACCAGTAGCATGTATTCCGGCGCAAGCGCGGCCGTGTTGTTCGTGCTGTCGTTGACCGACGGGTTCATGCAGATCAACGCCTTCGTGCTCTCGTTGCCGGGGCAGATGTTCTCCGCGGGCATCGACCTTGTCATGGGTCTCGCCAACGGCATCCGAGCTGGCATTGGAATGGCTGTATCTGCGGCCACCGAGATGGCGAACGCTGTGCTCAACGCGACAAGAGTGGCTCATGATTCGCACTCACCATCGAGGAAGTTCCACGAGCTTGGAATGTTCGCTGGTGAGGGCCTTGCCGGCGGAATGGATGACAGCGCTCCGCGGGTGAAGTCCTCCGTCTATGACATGGTCACGCCGCCCACTCCCAGGCAACTCCCGGCGGCCGGCATGTCGTCCAGGTCCTCGGGTGACGGGGCGAGCTCCGGCGGCAAGTCGGTGGTGTTCCACCTCGGCAGCAACGCCATCGTCATCAACGGCACCGGCGACCGTGCGGAGATCAAGAGTGGCATCCTCGAGGCGTTCGAGGAAATTGCACTCGAATTCGGGCACTGATGGATCGGTGCCCCCAGGTGTTTTATGTGACGACAGAACTGTCGTGACATCAATGCCCCGCGGCGGAAGCAGATCCGAAGTCGTCAAGGCATACTACCTGATCGAGCGGGAAGCTCCAGGTCATCGCCAAGTCGCCCCCAGAATCGCCGATTTGACCCGTTCAGCCTTGCCGATTGCCCGAGAAACACAGGGACTTGGCGTCGCCCCCAAGGCACCGCCAAACCGGGCTGACCCCGATTTGACCAAAGCACATCCGGGTGTGCTTTGAAAAGGTGCTGCTAGCGGCACCTTTTCAGAAATCGACATCAGGCCCCTTGACCGTAATGCCACAAGCATTATTCTAGCATCATGAGCAAGAGGGACCGACAGCACACCCGGACGATTGAAGCCGCACGCAAGGAAGCTCAACGCGCCTACGAGCGTGGCGACCAGACGGCCGTTCGGCACTTCGAAGCCATCATCACCAGGGAGAACGAAGCCTGGGGTGGCGGCCGATGAACGCGCTGGAACGGGACAAGGTTCTCACGGTCCGCTTGACGGCGGAGGAACGCGACATGCTGCGCGCAATCTCGGAGCGGAGCGGACTCAGCGCATCGGATTGGGTCCGTCTCACGATCCGGGCGACGTACGAGAGCGCATCGAAGGAAACGCCGCGGCCACCGAGCCGCTGAACGAAAACGACCCCGCACGGTAGCCGCCGTCGGGGTCATGGTCCGAACCTAAACAGGAGATTCGAACGATGACGAACGTAGCCAGCAACTCGACCGACCGCAAGCACGCCAACGAACGCGCCTATGACGCGACCGAAGTGCCCGATAGCTCGAAGGCGTACTTCGACGCGCAGACCCACATGGGCCGGGCGCGCGCGCTCAACATGGTGCTCTCACAGCTCGGAGACACCGAGCTTGACGTGACAGAAGACATCAAGTGGGTCCACAGCGCGATCGATTCCGAGCTCCGAGCGGCGGAAGCCTGCCAAGCACGCATGTTCCGCGGAGACAAGGACACCACGGGCAAGGACAAGGACACCGTCAAGGAAGCTGCATCGGGGCATCTGTGGTCCGTAGTCACGGTCCTGGGTTGCGTCACGAACGACCTGGCCCGGCTGCAGGGCATCATCAACGACGGCTCGATGGACGACCCCAGCGAGAAGGTGGAAGCAACCAACATCTTGGCCCGCATCGCTGGTGATGCCGGCGGAATGCTCGACGGACTCACCAAGTGGGCCGAGAAGTTGGACGGTGCGCGATGAACGCCTCCGAGGTTGCCGTCATCCTCCGACGCCTCACCGGTCCCCTGGCCCTCATCGTCCACCAGCTCGAGGGCCAGGTGGACCCCGGCATCGTCGAAGACCTGGGCGCCATCACCGACCGGCTCGTGGAGCTCGCAAACGACCTCGAGAGGGACACAAGCCATGCCGCGTGAAGCCACTGGATCGGTTCGACTGAACAAGGATGGCACCCCTGAGTCCGTCATCCGGGTCGGCAAGGCCGCCCGTCGGTGCTTCGTGCTGGGCGGCATGACCCGCGAGCAAGCGGAGGACAAGTCCCGCGTCCTGGCAGGGTGGGCATCGCGCATGCGTCGGGCCGGTCTCGGGCCGGACGAAATCCGCGACGTGCTCGAGATGGCCGTGAGCGGACGCAAGTCCTGGGAGACCATCGGCAAGACCGTTGACGTGCTCGCCGGTGGCAAGACCGAGCGCGTGAACACCTCCGGCGTTCCGGCCTTCAAGGACTTCTCCGCGGACTGGACCGACGGCGAGCTGGCCAAGCGCCACCCCGACCACGTTCGCGAGAAGCGGAGTAGCGATCGGGACGAGCAGCTCCTTCGCCTGTACGTCAACGACGTGATGGGCCGCTACCGCCTGGACCACATCCGCCTCGAGCATTGCGACGCGGTGATGGCGAGTCTGCCTGAGGGCATGTCCCCGGGAACGCGCCGGCAAGTGGCGCAGGTCATCCACCGCGTGCTTCGCCTCGCCGTCATGCCCGCTCGCATCCTGAAGGCCTCCCCGATCCCGTCAGGGTGGCTCCCTGCCCCCTCGAGGGCCCGGCCGGATGCGTACCTGTACCCCGAGAACGATGAGAAGCTTCTACGGTGCGCCAAGGTCCCGCTGTGGCGTCGACTCGCCTACGGCATCCTGGACCGTGAGGGCATGAGGCGCGGCGAGCTCGCCGGCGCGACGTGGGCGGACTTCGACCTCGAGCACGGCATCGTCCGACTGGACCGCAACAAGACGGACGACCCGCGGGCTTGGGCCCTCGATCCTGGCGTCGTTCGGGCCCTCGAAGCCTTCCGCAAGCTCCATCCCGATGCGGAGGATGACGACCCCGTTCTGGTTGACGAAGATGGCAACGCGCCCAACGTCGACCACCTTGCGGACCAGCTACGAACCGACCTCGAGACGGCCGGCGTCAACCGTCCTGAGTTGACGAAGGTGACCAAGAACCGGAAACGGATACGCGCCCATGACCTTCGCGCCACCTTCGTGACCGTCTCGCTTGCCAACGGCAAGTCCGAGCAATGGGTGATGGACCGCACCGGGCACCGGTCGAGCGGCATGATTCAGCGCTATCGAAGGGCCGCGCGGACGTGGGAAGAGACCCGACTCGGATCCTTGCTTTCCCTCGATTCCCTTCTGTTTGGCACAGGGTTTGACACTGGCCATGGAGGTGACGAAGGGAAGGCGGACGAAAAGGTCAATGATTCCGATGGGTGCACGAGGGGGGACTTGAACCCCCACGCCTTTGGGGCGCCGGAACCTAAAAGCCACGCGGAGCCTTCGGATACTGTAACCACGCGAAAAGACTCACCGAGACCGGACGAGACGGGGGGCGATCCGGACGGCCAGTGTCAATCAGAAGGCCAAAGTGCCAAACGGTCTGACCCGGTGGAGGAGGCGCTCGCCGATGCCCTCCGAGGGGCCACCGCGGCCGGTCAATGGGACACCGTAGCGCAACTCGCCCGTGAGCTCCAAGCCCGTCGGGAGGCTCGTGCTGGGGTCGTGGATCTGGCCGCTGCGCGCCGGAGGGGGGTACGATGAGCCATGCCTATGGCGAACCGTGCGGAGCTGCTCTTGGCCGAAGCATTCCTCGCCTACCGCGAGCGGGAGGATCCGGAGGGGCAGGCGATTGCGAAGGTGCTCGAGGCGCTCGCCGTAGCAGATCGGACGAAGGACACCAAAGCGCTACACCAGGCCGGCAAGTGGGCCGACCGCGCGATGAGCGCCCGACGGTTGAAGGTCGAGGATCTCTCCACCGGCGAGACCTGGGATACTCCGGTTGCTGTAGCGCTGTCGAGGCACAACGCAGCGGAGTTGATGGCCGCGGATGTGCGGCGTCGGTTGGATCGTGGCGAGACAGCGAATGCGATCGTTTGGTGGATGGTGGTCCACTTGTGGATGAACGGTTCGGACTTCGGGTTGCCGCGGCCGGACGATCCTTGGTTGCTGCAACACCATATCCTGAAGAGGATAGACGACGAGAACGACGAGTGTCGATTCGTCATTGTGGCACTGCGAGCGTGGGGCATGTCGCAGAAGGTTGCCAAGAACCTATATTCGTACAGCGACAAGCGGACGATGCGCGATGCTTCGAAGCCACCAAAGTCAAGCAAGGGCTGACACCTAGGCACCTGTCAGACGATCCCGCGATGACCGCGTCACCGTGGCATCGTGGGGGCATGGGATCGACAGCTCGACGCGCCATCATCTATCACATCGCGGCCATTGCCGAGTGTGACGTCCGGACTGCGGAGCGCGCATATGAGCACGGGCCCGACGTCATCCGCGGCCGGGTGGTCCGTGAGCGTATCCGTCGGACCATGGTCGATCTCGGTATCATGCCGGTGGGGTCGGACCATGGCTGACGATCGAGTGGTTCCGATCGCCCCGGTGTGGGCGAGCCAGCTCAACTGTCTGGCCGCCTTGGGCATCGATGACCGCAGGTTCCGTGAGACCGTCCGGGCCCTGGGCATCACCCACGTGCGCCGCGGCAAGCTCGTGCTCGTGCGCCTCACCGATTGGGATGAGGCGATGCGCAGGGCGCAAACCGCCGGAGTCGAGCCGACCGAGGACGATTCGGTGGACAGCGTGCTGGCCGTGCTCGGGCGGAGACGCGCGGGATGACCGCATCCGTTCATGAGCTCCGATCACCGGACGCGAAGCGTCAACGGTTGCTCGAGGACATCCGCCAGGTGGTCGGCTCCGAGATCATGACCGCGCAGCTCATCGGACCGCGCGACGCACCACCGATGCCGCCGGTCGATCTGGACGCCGAGCGGTGTGTGCTGGCGATGGTCCGGGAGGGTCACCTGGTCGACATCCCAGCGGACGAGTGGGGGTCGGGGCTCCACCAACTGGTCTACGTGGCAATGCGGTGCGCATGGCAGCGCGGCATGGAGCCTACGACCGACACGGTGATGATGATCCTCAAGGACTCCGGCTACACCGAGAGTGTTCGGCCGTGGGTGGTCGATGCTCTCGACGGGACGCCATACCGATCGACGCCGCGTGAGCTGGCGGCACGGCTCCATCGTGCTGCGCAGGCCAGGAGACTCATCGAGGTACTGACGCACGCGATCGCCGTCCTACGCTGTCCGACGTGGGATAGGGCCGACGTGTTTCGCGACTTGCGCGCGGCGTGGATGGTGCTCCGTGGCTGACGTCCGCGAGACATTCTATCGCCTACCAGGCGGCAAGGTGCCACCCGCGCCGATCCGCAAGGTCAACGGCAAAGTGATCAAGGATCTGAAGATGGCTGGTCTACCGCTACCGGACCCGTTCGAGGATGACGAACAGCCGGTGAGCAACGATCCGCTTCGCGGCCTTCACCACCTTGGGCCGCTCGCTGCTGTCGGCCGTGCACTCCTCTTGGAGCTCGCCGCGGAGCCGGTCTCGTACGCCTGGCAGGACATCGCCGTGCGCGCGACCATCATCCTCATCGCGGGAGCGCCGGCGGAAGGCAAGACCACCCTGCTGTTCCTCGTGCTCGCTGCGCGCATGACACTCGGAGATCCGGTCTACTTGCTTGGTCGCAAGGTTGAACCGGCGCCCCAAGACAAGTGGGTGGTCGTCATCGAAGGCGAGCACTCCGAGGGTAGCGCCGTCCGAAAGCTCCTCAAGAGCATGCGGCTGCTCGACGTCAACGACATGGCCCTCGACCGGCTCATCATGGTCGCTCGCAAGGCTGTGCGGCTCGGCTCTCCGGCCTGGTGCGACATCGATCGCATGGTTGCCGCCGGCATCGTCTCGGACATCGCAATCGACACCGTGGCACGGGTTGCACCGGCCGACAGCAACTCGGAGGTCGAACAGGTGGCCATCTTCGACGCGGTGGCTCGCACAATCGAGCAAGCCCCCGTCAAGTCACAGCCGACCGTTTGGGCGGTCGCTCACACGCGCAAGAACGGCATCACCGGCGAGCTCTCGGACGTCGCCGGGTCGGCCCAGCGCACCGGACAAGCGGACTCGGTCTTGCTCCTCAAGGGCGACAAGGTGGACGGCCGGACCGTGTCCACGAAGGTCCTGTTCGCCAAGCTCCGAGAGGAACCCGACGAGTATCCGCTCCCTGTGACGTTCTCCATCGCCACCGAAGACGGCGAGCCCACCATCACCACCCTGACGGCCCGTGACGATGACCAGCGGCCCCTCGAGACCCGGATCCTCGAGCAACTCAGCACCGGCCCGAAGACGAAGAACAAGCTCCGGGAGGCACTGGGAAGGTCGGCCTCCGACGTGGAAGACGCCATCTCGAACCTGTTTGAAGCGAGGTCGATCCAGACCACGTCCACGACCATCCGAGGTCGGGAGTTCAAGGCATTCAAAGTCCGCCCTTCGACGCAGTGCGCAACACCGGACTTTACACCGGACTCGAGGGACGAATCATGACGGTGGACTTTGACCGGACGAACACCGGACGGAATTCGCAAACCCTTCTAAAGAAGGGGTCTGACACTGGATGCACGGACGGACGAGAACCGAACACCGGACGTCCGGTCCCCTATAGGAAGGGACCGGCGGCGGACGGTGACTCACCGGACCCGAATCCTGACGCGATCGTTTCGCCCCGCGCTTTGCGCCGGAAAACGACCCGGAATCGCGGACTTACGCGTTTCCGATATTCCCGGATCAGTGCACGTGTGGCACGCACATCTGGAACCGTAGCACGCGGATCGGATGTCCAATACGGCGCAAGTCCTTCGAAACAAGTGGTTCCAGAGCGATCGGCCGTTCGTTTGACACTCCGTCGACCCTGGGAGGCGAGCCGATGACCCTCCGGACTGGACACGGCAACGGCCGGGGAACGCCTCGGATCGAAGTGCTGCCCGTGGACGAATTGCCCATGGGCGTGCCTTCGGATGCCGATGACCCGAACCCTGGGGACTTCGACGACCGAGGGAAGTTTGCCCCAGGCAACAGCATCGCCGGCAAAGGCGGCAAGGCCAAGGCAGGCCGCACGCGTCTCGCTCACCAGCTCGGACTATCCCGCCTCACCGAAGATGCGGCGTTGGCCCCGTACCGTGGCGCCGCGGACGCGTTCCGCCGGGCCCAGTGCGGCGAGCTCGCCGCGACCGTGGGCGGTGGGATGTGTGGTCCGGGCCCCTCGAGCATCGTCGCCAGCGCGGCACTGCAGCTCGCCATGTCCCGCTACCTCTCGGACCGAGGGCAAGCCACCGGCGATCCCAAGCTGTTGCTGTCCGCCTCGAGGTTGGCGGATGCGTCCCGTCAGAACCTGCTCGCCGCGCACGAGCTGTGTGCCCGGGAGGCGATCTCCCGGGAGGCCAACCGCAAGGCGGATGTCAGCCGTCAGCCCTGGCTTATGGCCGATGACCCGGAGACGAAACCTGCCAGCCCGCTGGCAAGTTCCGGGGCGAGCAACCAAACGGCGCCTGAGAGCGCTGAAAAGGACCCAACATGATTCCGAAGAAGCAACTGACCGACGCCCAGATCTTCGACGCGTACGAGGGCAAGCATGCCTCCCAGAACGACGTCGCCAAGCAATTCGGCCTCACGAAGGCGAAGGTGGCCGGCGCCATCAGGCGCGAGCGCGAGCGCCGGTTCTGGGCGACCGCACGCCCGATGACGGACTGGCTCCGCGACATGGGCCGATGCCTGAACCAGCTCGACGCGCTGGTGAAAGAGCGCTGCGCACCTTTCTCGGACAGGCCCGACATCACTACGAGCGGGGCCCGCGCAGCCGTCTACAAGTACGCCTACGAGAACCTCGAGCTCGGTGACACCGAGGCGCACGAGTTCCTGAAGATTCACTCGTGCGTGAGTCCGTGGTGTCCTCCCATGTGGAACTGGAAGCCCGACGACGACGACAACCCGAACCAACTGCGACGGGTGAAGTGAGGTCTCGCCGATGACCGCCCGCCCCACCATTCGGTCTGTGATGCGCATCCGCGCCGTGCTCATCGCCGGTCGCCCTGCACGTGAGCGTGTAAGCGGCCGACGTCTGTGGATGCTCGCCGTCCGAACCCAAGCCAACGACGACGACGGCGGCCCAACCGTTCGCGAGGTGAAGTGATGACGCGGCCCCTCGCCTTCACCGACTTCTGCGATCGCGTCCTGGGCATCCGGTTCACGCCGGCCCAGCGCGTGCTCTGGTCGGTGTTCGGTGATGGGGTCGACCCTGCCGACCTCGAGGCTGGGGATCGGGAGCTCGCCATCGAGTTGTTCGGCGCCGTCGATCGGATCCCGCCGGTGGCGCGCAAGGTCCTGGCCCTCATGAAGGGGGCACGCATCGGCGGGACGCGGTTCGGCATCACGTTGGGCGTCTACCTCGCCCTCACGGTCGACCTGTCCCCCCTTGCGCCTGGTGAGCGTGCGTTCGTGGGCATCACGGCGCCGTCCATGTCCCTCAGCCGTCAGGCGCTTCGGTACGCGCAGGGAGCGTTCGAGTCCACCCGTGAGTTGAAGCGTCTCATCGTGGGCACTCCGAGCAAGGACAGCTTCACCATCCGCCGGCCGGATGGATGCGAGGTGGAGTTCAAGGTCTTGGCGGCATCGGCTCGAGGGACGGAGCAACGGGGCGCGTGGTTCGTGTTCTTCCACTTGGTGGAGGCGAGCTTCATGCGCGACCCGGACACCGGCGTGGCGAACGATCGCGACGTCTTCAAGGCCGCCCGTCCGCGCGTGATGCCTGGTGGTCAGATGCTCCTTGAGTCCACCGCCTGGACGGAGGAGTCCTTACACTTCCAGCTCGTGGACAAGAACCGCGGCGCACCGACCACAGCGCTTGCTGCGGTGGCCCCGACCTTGCTCCTTCGAGGCTCTGATCCGGACATCCGGGAGCTCGTGGCGCAGGAGAGGGAGCGCGATGAGGAGAACGCCCAGCGCGAGTTCGATTGCAAGGTCTTGTCCGGTGGCGCTTCGGTCTACTTCGACCACGAGGCAATCAAGCTGGCGGTCCAGCCCATCGACATCCCGATGACGCGTCCGGCGGAATCGGTTGCGGCCGCGGGTGGGGACTTCGCGTTCGTGTCCAACGCAAGCGCCTTCGTGGCCGTTTATAGGGTGGGGACCATCATCACGGTCGCCGATCTGGTGGAGCTCCGGCCCGCGGAAGGCAAGCCCCTGAAGCCATCGAAGGTGATGGGCACGTTCGGAAAGCATTGCAAGCCGCTGGGCATCACCGAACTCGTCGTGGATGGCCACGCTCGGGAGCCGATGCGCGAGCACGCGGAAAAGCTCCACATCACCCTCCGATCGGCGCCTGAGGGCAACGGCGGCAAGGTGGCAATGTTCAGCGCCACGAAGACGGAGCTGAACGAAGGCCGGCTCGTGCTGCCCGACCATCCTGGACTCCTCCGCCAGCTCCGCGAAGTGGTCAAGCGTCCGCTGTCCGGTGGCGGGGTGAGCATCACCTCTCCGAACCGCGGCCGCGCTGGTCACGGCGACCTGGTGAGTGCGCTTGTGGCCGCGGTGCACGCTGTCATGCGGGTTCGCGAATACGATGGAATCCGCAAGGGAGCGCCTTCGAGCCGGGTCAACAGAACGGCAAGCCGGTTCGTCGACACGCGATCCCCCGGGTTCCCGATCCTCCGACCTGACGGGACCTTGGTCATGCTCGGAGCGAAGGGAAGGGCCTACCGATGAACCTCGACCGCCTCACCCGCCTCGCCCGCATCGCCGGCGCCCTGCAGCTTCGGGAACTCGAGGCGATCTGCCTGTCGAGGGTGGCCGACGGTTTGGGCGGCATCGCGATCCGCCGGCCCGACGGCACAACCTACATCCTGGGAGCCAAGCCCGTTCGATACACGGGCGGAAAGAGCAATCGATGGTAGCGAAGAAGAAGACCCCCCCAAGCAGCTCCGATCTGGCATCGGCGCTGGCACAGACACGCGCGGAGCTCGGCCGACTTGCTCGAGCAATGCTCACCGACGACAGCGACGCGTCCCGTGAGCTGTACGACGCGGAGAAGCGCAACGAAGCGCGTCTCGTCGCCCTGTTGGACGCCGCGCGGGACGCGGAGGAACAGGCCCGCAAGGATGCGGAAGCGGCCCGCGTTGCCCCGCTTCGGGAGGAGTTCGAGCGGCTGGAGGCCAAGACGCGATCCGCGTTCCTCGACACGTTCCTGTCCGAGCGAGCGCTGCCCGGGCTCGAGAGGTTCTTCCGAGACATGCACGAGCTCGAGGCCGGCATCGGCGCCGTCATCGACGAACAGAAGGACGCGGCCCGACGGTGCGGCGAACTTGCCGCGCAGATGGGCATCACCTGGGGAATGGACCGCCCGTTCCCGGAGATGGGCGACATCCGCCACCGCGGCCGCGCCTACCTCGAACGTGCGCTTCGCGACAACTCCGAGTTCCACGGCCACATGGCCCATTGGTTTCCGTGCGTCCCCGCGACGCGAAAGGACTGAATCATGATCCCCAAGCTGGAAGACCTGACCTATCCCGAGCGGGCGCACCTCCACCAGGTGGACCCTGAACTCTACCGCGCTCTGAAGGCGAGCTTCGAGCGCCGTGCGGCCGCGGAGATCCGCCGCGGCATCCTCACCCGTGACCATCTTGGGTGGCTCCACAGGGAGACCACGAAGGCCGGACAAGAGCAATACAAGGCCCTACTGGGCTTGAATGAAAAGCAGGGCTGACAGCCCAGAGAGCGAAGACGATTCATGGCTACCAAATCCACAGACCTTCCCGTTCCCGAGATCATGGAGGATGCCGTTGCAGCTGCACTCGAGGGCAAGAAAGCACTATGGGGCAATCCCGCGGTTATCGCGCATTCGTCGATGCCGCACGGCAACACGGCCTTGGGCAAGACCGTCGAGATCCCCTACTTCACGTCTATCGGTGAGTTCGAGGAACCGGCGGAAGGTGGCGCCCTCACCCCCTCAAAGCTCTCCGCATCGACCGAAGAAGCGACCGTGCGCCGCATGGGCAAGGCTGTCGGAACCCACGATTGGGCACGCTACCTCGGCATGAAGGGCGACCCCTACACGGAAGCCGCTCGCCAGCTCGTGGAAGGCTTCTTTCACACGCTTGACAAGGTGGCTCTCGATGCCACGGTGGCGCCCCTCGCGAACTACACCGTTGACGTCTACAATGCCGCGACCCCGCGGACGATCGACTCGGATCTCATCCTGGACGGGCAGGCGCTGTGGGGCGATGAGGCCGACGACGACACCTCGCTCATGGTCTGTCACTCCAAGGTCCGGGGCGACATCCGCAAGCTCAAGGACGCCACGGGTCGGCCGCTGTACGTCGATCCGATCGAGGGCAAGCTCGGCAAGTTCATGGGGTGTTCGGTGGGTGTGAGTGACCGCGTGACCCCCACCGAAGACACGCCTCCGAAGTACACGTCCGCGCTCTTGAAGCGTGGCGCGATCGCGCTCTGGTACAACGGGGCGCCGTCGGTCGAGGCGGACCGGGACATCCTCGCCGGGGTCAGCTTCATGGCAATTTGGGTCTACTTCGTGTGCCACCGCTACACGCGACTTGGCCCCGACTCGACGAAGCCCGGAGTTGCCCTACTCAAGCACAACTGACCATGACGGCGACAACGACACATCCCCGGCGCTTCTACACCCTCAAGGCTTTCCAGGCCCAAGAGGACGGGGAAGCGTTCGGGGCCGCGTGGCTCGGCCGACGTGCGGAGGTCCCCGGTACCGACCTCCCGGCCGACTTCCCCGCCCGGGCCGAAGTCCTGGCGGCGGGGTATGCCGCGCTCGAAGACCTGCAGGACGTGACTGTTGACGAGCTCGTGAGGCGAGGCCTCCGGCGACGTTGGGCCCGGGCCGTCATTGCCGCGTTGGAGACTTGACCATGGCGAAGATAACCGAGCATCGACCGATCATTCCCGGCAAGGTCCGGACCACCGTTGCGCGGGGCTACGGTCTCTGGGAATGCTACTCGTACACCGATCTCGAGACCCTCAAGGCAGACAAGCCGGAAGTGTTCAAGGACCTTCTGGCCGACTACCGGGCGCGAAAGGCAGCGGCCAAGCGCGCATGAACAAGCTTTGCAGCAGGCTGGTAACCTTTGGCCCGAAGACGGGGGCCGACGGGGCGGCACGCGCCATGGTGGTTCGTGTCGCGGGAAGTAAGCGCAAGCGCTTGAGCATGGCGCTGCCCCCGGGAGCTGGGCGCGACCCCAGCGGACGGGTATTCCGCTTCCACCCGGCTGCAACCGCAAGTTTTCCCGACTGGCAACCCCTGAGAGCGGTGCCTGGTCGGGTTGTGCGCGGGCGACGAACAAATCCTTTCTCCGCCCCCGCGTACAGGACACAGGCGCACGCCGAACGTTCGGGATTGTCGTCCCGCGGGCGCCGTCGGTCGCAGAAGCGCCAGATTGTGGATTGCTCCCCACGTGCGTGGGGAATCGACCACTGCGGCCCACGGCGTGTCCAACACGCATCTTTTCTCGAGGTGACTCATGATCGGCGATAGAGACCCAGGATGGGCGGTAGTCGGCAGTCTGGTGGACGTCACGGCCGGCGCGACCTTCGACCCACCGATAACGTGGATCCGGTGCGAGGGTGCCGGTGGGACCGTCACTGTGGTGGCCGCCCGCGACGCTGACGCCGCGGCCAAGACCTTCACTCTCGCGGCTCAAGGCGAGCTGACCAAGGTGGCAATCCGCAAGTGCACCGCAGCGACCGCTACGGGCTTGATCGGTGGACGATGATGGCAACCTCACAGACAAGCAATGGACCGCGCTTCACGATGACGCAGACGGCATCCGGCGCCTACGACGTAGTCATTGACGGGGCGGACTTCCTCGGAGGCACGGCCCGGCTCGTGACATCCGCCGACACGGGCTTTGTGAAGGCGAGCGACCCGGTGTCCGGTGCGCCGTTGCCAACGCCGATGTACCCGGTTCACGTCCAGGGTTCCACGAGCATGCGGGCG